GATATCCTTGGACATATGCGGGACATGTTCAAATAGTTACTACTGATCAATTATCCGTAATTGATCGTTTTCAGCGATCAATTTATTCAGGTACAGCAGGCCAGTCGATATCCGGCGCAGCGGCTAAATCCAGGCGATTCAGCGCAACGCGGAATTTCTTCCAGGCTTTCAGGCTTGCCAGTTCTTCGTCGGTGGCCTCGTCAACATCAACCGCATCCTGTAGCGGAGCAATGGCGGCGGCGGCCTGGCTGAGCAACATACTTTTTTGCTGTGCGGCGACCTCAATCGCAGGCTGTACAAATTTCACGAACTCGCCGTTCTCATAGCTGTAAGGGTGATCTCTGACATCTTCGGGCAACGTTTCCGGTCTGATTTCGTAAATGCTCACGCCTTCAGATAAAGTGAGAAAGTTCGGGTTAACCGCCCAGGTAGAAATAAATCCGTCTGCACCGACGGCAATGAAACAGCTTTCACCCTGCCATTTTTCATCTCGCAGTTTGTACCAGTCCTGACCCGTTTCATCTTCGAAATAAAGCACGGGAAGGGGGATGCCCTCTTCTAAAACCTGCTTAGAGATTTTGATATTTTTGAATGTGATCATCTTAGTTTCCCACCTGTCGCCAGCTTCCACTGGCCGTTCTAATCATTAACGCGCGGTAGTATTTCCCCATCATTCGGCAGTCGCCCATGTCAGGCCGGATATTTAACCCGGTCATGAAACAACCCGTTGGCGCTTCCCATACCTGCTGAGCAGTCCAGCCCGCATTCTCCAACGCCTGGCTGCCGCGCTGGACGTCATAGACGTATCGGTTATCACCGTAGGCATAGATGTCATTGCGTAAATCTCTATTCGCCCAATTGCGAGTCCCTACAATTTCGTTTTGCAACTGCTCCCTGGTGGGCAGGACAACTACGCCGTTGGTGGTTGAGTGACGTATGTAAGGATCATTTGCATTGCCCGAAACAAAGCCAACAGTCGTGGAAGTATCACGGTAGATATAACGTCCATCGGATTCCGTTTTGGTATATGAATCTCTTTGTGGTGGCGGGAAATTAGTGGTGTAAACCTCCCCCATATCAGAAGCATCAACCTGAATTTTGACCTTAGAACCCGTCCAGCCGATATAGACTTTATTGGTCTGCATACCAACACCGCCGCCTTGCTGAACGGCGGCAAAGTTCCCGACATTACCCAGCCCGACATTCGAGTTGGTGAGATTGATGTCTTTGGTGCCGTCAAAGGCCACACCGGCAATCTTCCGTGCGGTGGCGAGTTTAGAAGCCGCGACAGCAGTACCGCCCGATGGCAGTGCGCCGACGTCTGCCGGAGTCGGTTTGTTATTTGGGCTGTAAACTTCCACCCACTCAGACCATGGACCATCTTTACCATTCCATGCGCCGGTAGCCGCTCGCGTGAATTGTCTCCCGTTGTTGTTAAAGGCAATCTGCTGCGTCGCATTCGGACCCCAGGTCACGAAAATGACGCCGATAAAACCGTTCATCGGATAGCCTTTGGCTGTCGTGGCAGCCGCCGCACCCGGGACGCCGTAATGCCCGAACATCGCGCTGCCGCGTAAGGTGTTTGGCGTATCCGTTTCGGACAGGTTCGCGCGGATTTTAAAGGCCGTCGCAATTTCATCTGATAGCGCCTTTTCACTGGCGGCGCTTTGTGCGGCTGACCACGCGCCCACGTCTGCGGCAGTGGGTTTGTTGTTCGCGCTGTAGGTTGGCACCCAGTCTTTCCATGGTCCATCTGCGCCGTTCCAGTCGGCGGACAATCCGCGATTCCAGATATTCCCCGTAAATGTCACGTACATCTGCTGGCAGCCGTAGGCGCTCGGCGTCACATACAGCGTGCCTGCGACAGCCTGGGGATAATGCAGCGCGGCGGTCGCGTTCACATTTTTAGGCTGTGAGTAAATCGCCGTGCCTGAGTTGCCGCTGGCAAAACCTAACGTATTAATATCGGTAGCGGTCAGAATGGCGGTGGGTACGTTAACGGAATTGACCGCGCTCACTTGCTCCCAGTCACGCCATGGTCCATCGCTGCCATTCCAGGAGGCATTTAGCGCACGTGTCCACACAAGGCCGGTATTTTGCACCGTGTAACGCTGGAGCACGCCACCTGTCCAGGAAGCGGGGATTACCTCCAGCACCCCCGCCGCCTGCGAGCCCGCCGGGTAGCCATTCGCTACCGTGGCATTCGCGCCGGTGCTCTGCACATAAACACCGATTTTTGACAGATTAAACGTATTGATATTGGCGACACCAAGAACGGCGGATGCCACAGGCAGCGCCCCCACGTCCGCCGCTGTTAAGGTTTGGTCAGCGCTTAACGCCTTACCGTTAATTTTACGTGTGGAAGGGACGCGGCTGTTGGCGTTGTCATTCACAGCCTTTACCGCTTTCGGCGTGGCGGCCAGCGCTTCGCTGGTACTGCTGACCGAGCTGCTCAGCTGGACAAAACCCTTTGCCGCCGTGGTGCCGTCGGGGTGGTTGCGTGATTTCTCATGCGCAGCCAGCAGGTCATTCACATACTGCTCGGTTGCCATAATCACCGAGTCGTCGATCAGCAGGCTGATCGCTTCGGTGTTGCTGACCGCAATCACCATGCGCAACGTCTGCGTGCGGCCTGAACCTTCCGCCAGCGTCGGTTTATAGGTGTCCGCCATGTTGCAGACGGCAATCAGCGCGCCGTCGCTGCTGAACAACCCCATTTCGCGCATCCAGAAGCCGCCGACGCTGGCAGACAGCACCGCTTCGGCAATGACCCAATTTCCGTGCGACGGATCAAGCTTCAATGAGTTGAGCGGCGTGCGGTATACCTCTTTAACCAGCTTGGTCTGTGTGGCAACCGGCGTTGTTGCCTTGCCGTTGCCGTCGCCGACGGCCAGCTGCGTGATGTTGATGTCAGTCCCCGCCGCAATGGCCGTCGCAATGCGCGCCTGGCCGAGCGTGGTGACAACGGATTTAAATGTGCTCATATCGTCCTCTTATGCGGGGTAAACGGTTAGCAGCTCGCCGCCGTACTGCGCTGCGCCAATGTAAACATCGCCTTTTATATCCTGGGTGATGGTCAGGCCGATCAGATGGCGGCTTGCGGGTTTGGCGTCTGCAATCAGCCGCTCCATTTCTAAATACATTTCTTCGGTGATGCCGGTTTCCAGCACGCCGATATCCAGGCGAAACGTGCCTGGTTCGTCGTTGGTTTCCCACCACTCGGTCACGTTAATCAGGTAGCCGAGCGGCTCCACCACGCGCCGAATAGCGCCGATGGTTCCCTTGTGGCAGTGAATGAACCAGGCCGACTGAATGACGCGGCGCTTAGTGGCAACCGGCCAGTTTTCATCCCAGCGGTCAACCGACAGCGCCCAGGCCAGATACGGCAAGAACTTCACCGGACAGGCCAGCGGATCCCAGAGCTGCCGCAGCGGCACCGGCACGTTTTCAAGCGCGGCGCAGGCGTCGGCGGCGGCAACTTCAAGCTGGGAGGAACCGACGGGCAGCAGGCGATCACTCATCGTAGCCACCCACTTTCAGGGTGTAAGCGGTGCAGAATGACGCCTGGGTTTTGTCCAGCTCGATGTCGGCCTTCGGGCTTTTCAGCTCCACGCGCTGGACGCCCTCAACGTGCAGCGCGGCGTAAATGGCCGACAGCCGGATGTCGCGGCCTAGCCGGTGCTGCGCGGTGGTGTAGGCGATAAGCTTCGCTTCGGCGGCTTCGCGGATGGGTTCGGCTTCGGGACCAGGGAACAGATACAGCACGGCATCAATGGTGTAATTCACGACGGTGGCTGACTTGACGGTCACGCGGTCGGCCACGGGGCGCACGTTTTCATCGTTGAGCGCGGCCTGAACTTTCGCCAGCAGGTCGGCGGGCGCGGTGCCGTTGCCGGTCTGTGCCAGCACGGAAATCGTCACGCAGGCGGGCGACGGACTGATCACCGAAATATCCGCCACGCGCCCGTCGGCAGAGCGCCCGTGATACTCATACGCGCCGACCGGACCCGCCACGCTCAGCCCTTCAAACGCCTGCTGTGCGCGGATTCGAAAATCGGCGTCGCTTTCCATCACCGCCGCGACGGCGGGCACGCTGACGGTATCCGCAGGCGTGATCGTCAGACGTTCCACGCTGAACGTCGCCGCGATGTTGTCCAGGTCTGCGCCGGTGGCATAGGCCAGCATCACCGCCTGCGCCGCCTCGTTAACCCGCTGACGCAGGATCACTTCGCGGTAGGCGTTTTCCTCCAGCAGCTTCACAATCGGCTCGGACTCCAGCGTCAGCGTGCGGGCGACGGCGGCCTGCTGGTCTTCGGGGTAAAGCGACACCAGCGTGGCTTTGCGCTCCGCCAGCAGAATTTCATAATCCAGCACCTCCACCACGTCGGGGGCGGGTAACTGGCTGAGATCAATCGTTGCCATAAGTCAGCTCACTGGAAGGGTTAAGGAAATGGCGGCGGAGGTGTCTTTGCGGGTGCCGGTGAGTTCAACCACGGCTTTGCCGTCGAACGTCGTTTCAAAGGTGATGCCGGTCAGGCTGACGCGCGGCTCCCATTTCAGGATCGCGCTGTAGCACGCCGCCATAATTTGCAGCCGCAGCGCCGCATTCTGCGGGCGGTCAGTCAGCTCAGACAGCAGTGAACCATAGTCGCGGCGCATGACGCGGGAGCCGACGGGCGTGCGCAAAATGTCGCTGACCGACTGCTGGATGTGCGCCAGGTCTTCGACGCTGTGCCCCGTATCGCGAGCCAGACCGAGGTATTTTGCGTTAGTCATTTTTAAACAACAGGTACACGCCGATACCCGCCACTAACCACCAGCCATGCGTCCCGCTTGCCAGCATGACACCTGCTATTGCGGCAGCGAAAACAGACAAAAATACTTTTAGATTCTTGCTCATTAAATCCCCTTATTAGGTCGGTGTGCCGGTATTACCGCCGCCCGTCTGGACGCCGCCGTGTTTATGGTTATGCACAACCACGCCGTTTGACGTGATGCTGCCCCCGTTGTGTGTGAGGTTGCCGGTCATGGTGCCGCCCTGTTTGATTTCGATAGTGCCGGTGGTGAGCTTTTTCGTGCAGACCACCTCCGGCGAGTCGAGCGTGATGCGCGTTTTCGCCGTGCAGGTTATATCCGGTGCAGTCACCGCGACTTTTTCCGAGGCGTTTACCGTGGCGGACTTAATGCCGGTAGCCAGCAGCGCGCCGGTTTTGGGTTCGTACTCGATCACCGCGCCGTCTGGGAAAGTGACGTGTACGGCATCCGCCGAGGCAGATGGGGCGGGGAATTCATCAGAG